CCTGGCCGGTGGTCATGAAACGATAGGTGGGTTTGGTTCCTTCCTCACCTTTGATCTGTGCCAAGTGACCAGTGATGATTACATGACAAGGAAGGTTGAGAAGCTTTTTCACCCAGTTCTGAATGATGATCTTCTGAGGGCCATAGTCCTTGGTAAACCGAGGAGCTTGACCAGGTATGCCAGCCTTATTAAGGATGGAGTTCATTATGGAACTGGCCCAAGTAGTAGCACTGTCAAGACAGTAAGTTCCGATATGATCAAAGTATCCCATCTTAATGCGCCGTTCCATTTCCTTTTCCCAAAGGACGAAGGAAGTTGGTTTGAGCGGATCTTCATGTTCGAAGCGCGAATCACAGATAACCTTTCCAGATTTGATTTCATCACGAAGGCCTTTGCTGCCACCAGGATCGAAAGAGTCAACATGGATAGGGCCAACGCAAGTTCGAAGAAGAAAAGTCTTACCCGAACCAGACTCACCCATGACCAGGGCGTTGAAGGTCTGTGAAGTAACGTCGCTGGCATACATAGCACGAATGGAATCCATCTCAGAACGGATGGAGAGAACTGAAGACTTAGCGGGGGTTTGATTCGCCGCTACAGGTACTTTAACTGCCGATGCTGCTGTTGCCGGTGAGGCCGGTGCCGAGGGAGTGTCCGTCATGTGAGTTGGTTTCCTTTATGAGTGATTTTGATTATGTGCTATAATACCACATTTTGTCGGGTTTGTCAAGCAGTTTGATGAAATTGTTTCAGTCCTATTTGTTTCAGTCCTCATAAATATAAAGATACCCACGAGGAAAGAAAGTCATTAAGTTTTTATCTTGTTCTAATTTTCTTTCCCACTCTTCCATTGAGTATTCAAAACAAAACTTTTCACCAAACAATTCAAAGACTTTAGCTCGACCATCTTCTTTATTTTGATGAGCTACTACTGCGATGCAGTCCTTATCAAAGATTTTTCCAGCTACTCGATGAATATGAGACTGCCCAAAAGTAACATAAGTCTGAAACATGATGAACTCCTTAGAGGTCAAGAATCATTTTGCTTTCCTGTTCCGTAGGATCCCAATGATCCACTATCATTCCCGGAGGTGGTCCATTATGAATCTTTGCCAAGGGGTTAGGCCAAGAACAACAAAAGTCATGATACTGACAACCGAAGTACTTGGTGCAACTGGTAGTATTCATCGGAAAGCTAAGCATTGTTTCGTTGCCAGCGTTCTCCTCAGCAAGGGCAGTGTACTCAGCATGAAGCAAACCGAGCCAAGTCTTAATAGCCTGGAACCAAGCGTTCATCTGCTTACGAGACTTATAAGCATTGACACGGTGAAAGTCGTACTTCTCAGCACGAGTATTGTCCTTGACTTTCTTAAAGAAAGTCCCATTGATTACTACACCCTTCACAGTATCCGGGTCGTAGCTACAATAAAGAACATGGTTGTAAAGTGAGGGCTGAAGGTCAAGTGCCCACTGGTTCTGCCACATAGGACTATTTTGACTGCCAGTCTTATGCTCGAAGGAAACAATAGTTCCATCTTCCAGGTCTCGAAGGATACTGTCCATACGGAAGTACATTCCCACACCCTGGGCGACCGTAACCTTACCAGAGACTTCAGTATGGAGAACTTCATACTTGCTCAAGTCAGAACCATAACGAGCAGCATAATGAGCGAGAGCTTCGAAGGCCCGTACTGGAGTCTTGGGGCTGAACAGTTCATCAGTATCCTCACCAAAGACAGTGCGATAGTGAGCATTGAACGCCTGAAACCCATCATAGATGCTGTCCTCACCGTAGCCATTAAGCAGTAAGTGCTCCATAGCCAGATGCCAAGCTGTACCGAAGATCAGGTGGTTATTCGGACGCTCAGAACGCCAGCCCAGAAGGTACTCATAGAAGAACTTCCTAGGACATTCCATGAAAGTTTTCATCTTCGAGGCATCAATGATCTGATGCGTAGTTGCTGGAGGTAACGGCAAGTTCTCAGGCAACCAAGCAACAGGAGGTAGTTTTTCAAGTGTGGTAGTCATAGTGGTTAAGCCCTCCGGAAGTAAGCATCAGATACCAAGTCATTGAAGCAGTTCTCACGACAGACATTATAGCAATCAACATAGGCTTCCATCTTGGCAACGATAGAAGGAACATTAGTCTGATAACTCATGACTGAGTTTGGAGAGAAATAAATTTCATTACTATAACCATTAAGCAGTGCATGGACATACTCCTTGGGAGCGCCGATGAAGGCATAGTCGATGTGACCATCCTTAAGGACTCCCAAGTACTCAGTGTTGTTAAGAAAAATTACGCTGACATCTTTCGGGCTGATCGGCAGAGTTACTTTTTTCATCTTCTGTTCCTCATAGTTTTTGTTTAATACTTTGGAATCCTTGGCCCATGAAAAGATTGATTGGGCAAGGGTGAATCACAGTTAATTGCACTACGACAAGCACTCAAGCTGCAAGCAGGTCTTGGATCATGACAAGTTCCATTGCTGGACTCGTAACGACTGAAAGGAGAATTATCTTTCCTTTCCATCACTACATGATTGTCAAGACAACCAAGGTAATGCTTACAGGGGTTCTTGCCTTCACCGTTGCAGTAATGATAACGGTGGTTAGAGTTAGTAAAGTTTGCCAAGTCCCCGAGGGACGGTAATTCTTTAACTGGCTCTGGTTTTCTTCCGCTTCCAGCTCCCCCCATTTAGTTAACCTCCCGCTGTGTTAATTTTTTTAACAAAGGAATTTTTAAGGTTCCTGCCAAGGTTAGATGATTGAACAAACTAATTCGCTTATTTCTTTTTGCTTAACACTACCAAAACGCGGAACATTGTTCTTGGCAGTTAGATTTTGATAGTGGACAAGCAAGTCCTTCCCAAGGAGCTTATCTTTAATAGTCCACAAGTTAGCTCTCTGCTCAGCAGAAAAACCAGAACCGACAGAGAAAGCAGTACCATCATCACCAGCGCAAATAACAGCTCCGAGGGAATTCTTCGGGTTGCCTTCAATGCTGACCTCCTCCTGAAAGCCGATGATACGGTAAGTGTCATTCTTCTTGGGCTTGAACTTCATGATAGTTGTCATGCGCTTACGTTCATAAGCAGCGAATGGGTGACGGACTATCATACCCTCATATCCTTGCTCAAGGTACTTGTCATACTGACCCATCATAGCATTAACTGACTCAGCCAAGAAGTAAGGGACGCGCTTAAGTTGTCTCATTGGGCGGCTGAGTAATTGACTTAGCTTAACCGTCCGAACAGCTTGTGGTTCTGAACTTACATAATCGAAGATATGATATTCCATCTGACTGGATTCAGAATGCATATTAACTGTGCGACTTACAATGGAATGGATAGAGTCAAAATCCAGTCCATGCAAGTAAAGTTCCCCGTCAAACTCTGGCCAGGCAGTCCCGTTGTTAGGGAATAAGCAAGTCAACTCGGCAAGGATGTGCGGCACAGAGAAGATTACCTCCTCAGAGGAACTCAGTAAGACCCAAGTCCCATTATGACAGACTGCCCTGCACCGCTCACCGTCCAACTTGGGTTGCATAATAACGGGCCACTGATTCCAAGCCTTACGAGAGGGGCCAAGAAGACGATCCATCTCGAATGGTTGGCAAAGAAGAATACCTGTGCGTTTAGTGTGAAAGGTCATGAGCGGTCAGTTCCTTAGTCCTTCGAATGATTGATGCTAGTGGCAGGAGTCGAACCTGCAAGGTATACGCATGAACATGTTTCTCATGCTAACCAGAGCTTTGTTGGGTTGGGTGGGTAGTCCCTCGCTCAGCGTTTCCCATTTCGCCACACTAGCAAAGAGTTAAGTTACTTGATCAGTTTCTTGGACCGAGTTAACTTAGTTAACTAAACTGCTGATTGCATGAACCTGACAACATCAGGACTGGCAATGATACTTTTATTCTGAAGCATCCGGCTCAGGGTGAGGCCGCTCAGTGAAGTACAACGGCTAATGGCAACATAAGCCTGACCCGCCTCGAAGATGTAACTGAAATCGAAGTGAACAAGTGGTAAGGTCATTCCTTGAGCCTTGTGAACGGTGACAGCCCAACCTAAGCGAATGGGAAGTTGGGTCACGGTAGCAAGGAGCTTCTTTCCCCAACCATCACCTTGACTGATGGAGTCCTCGATGCGCCAAGTTACAAGCGGCACCTCAACTTCATGTTCAGTATCATCGAGAATAACTTTAATACAAGGAATAAGATCATATACTCCGTTTTCGGTGTCAGAAATAACAAACTTTTTATTAAAGTTGATAGCAGTTACTTCTCCGACACTGCCATTCACCCACTGCCTATTCTGGTCATTATTAACTAGCATGACCCGCGCCCCGACACGAAGAGTCAGTTCTTCAACTGCTGGAACCATACTCATAGGACGGAGGGACTTGTCTTCAACTTTGACCTCAACCTTAGCGGTGAAGGTGAAGGTTTTGGTAGTAAGTTCATTCAGCTTAGCTTCGTTAATCGCATCAACAGTTCTGTTGAAGGGACTAAGGATAACAGCCTTCTCGTGAGGCCGGTTAGTAACCTTGGCCTTTAGCGTCATGAGGTGGTTAATGTCACACTTACCATAGCGCATCTTACTCAGTAGCTGAATGAACTCAAGATCATCCTTAACGCGCTTATTCTCAAGCAAGTTGAAACTAATGAAGTTAGCCTCCTTCCACGAAGGCGACTGAAAGAACCAAGGATCAGTCAGTAGCTTCTTGATGACGGTTGGAACCACTGGCGGTAGCTGGAAGGGATCACCAACAGTGATTACGCGCACCCCTCCGAATGGGGAGTCTTCGCCACGAAGGTTTCTGAGCAAGTAGTCAATGTATGTGAGAACATCACTACGCACCATACTGATTTCATCAATCAGCAAAACTTCGAGTTCCATAATGAACTTCCGACGTTCAGCGTTAAAGAAGCGCACATTGAAAATAGCTTGACTGATTGGGTCTTTGATGGAGAAGGGAATGGAGAACTGACGATGTAAGGTGCTACCGTTAATATTGAGTGCGGCTACACCAGTGGGAGCAGTGATAGCAATAGGGAAACCTTGAGGCAGACTAGCCAACCAGGTATTAACAACCCAAGACTTGCCAGTACCGGCATCACCAGTAATGAACAAGTTGTCTGAGGTGGTGTTAAGTGCGGTGAGAACTTCTTCTTGAGTTGCCAAAGTGATTACTCCATTAAGATTTAATCAGGTTTGTTGAAGTTTCCCAATTAACTAAAGCATCCTCAAGAGCATTAACTGCGATAGCAAGAAGAATGCGTTCAAGTTCACAAGGAGGAACTTCTTTGTTATGAAGTTGATTTGTCAGTAGAGCAACTGTTCCTTTGATTTGAAACTTGTGAAAGTTTCGCTTCCTTGCTAAGTTACCAGCTTTCGTTTTAGGCCAGGCCATGAGCGGTAGCTCCCATTAAGTTAAGGGGATTAAGGAATTGTATTTGATTTTGTTTTCCTTAAGGAAAGTAACCAAGTCAGCAAGGTTCTTAGCCCAAACAGTTTGAACTGAACCGAAGTAATTAACTTGAAAGAACTTCCCACCGCCAGGATCCGCTTGAGCTTTCTTCTCATAGAACTTAATGAGTTCCTTACCGAGGTCAGCGCCGTTTGACTTAGTCATGTTGTTAAAGTTCCTTTTGGTTAGAATTGTTGGTTGAAGCCAGCCACGAGGGACTATTGGTGACATTTGGTGACATTCAGTCTTAAAGAAAAGCAGAAGTAGTCAGTTACTTAAGATAACCAAACTCATTCTGCTTTTCGTTAAAACCCGAATCAAGTTAGGAAAGGAGCCAACCAAACCTAACTTAATTCGGCCCAAGGTAATAGTGATTAACCCTGAGGTGCAGAAGCTTTCAGCTCGGCCAGCATCGCCTTGGCGGCAGCAGGATCCATGGACTTCAACATCGCCTTCAGTGCGTCCACGGGGTTGACCTGTACGCGGTCAAGGGTAGTGCCGGGCTTCCAGGCGGCCAGGCGAGCGGCGATTGCAGGCTCTTCAGCACCGTCTTCCAGCATGCGCCGAATGGCGCCCTGACAGGTGATCTTGGCATTGGACTGGAAGTTGCTCAGTACGACTTCCTCGCCGAACTTGGCTACGGCGTCTTGCAGATTGTCGCCCAGGTCAACCTGAACAGTTGCGGAACGCTCGTTACCGTCGATAACCTTCTTTGCAGTGATTTCCATCATGACACGGTACTCCTTATGTGTGGGTAAGAACAACCAAGTGAAGTGCGTTATTGCGACTACCTCAGTTGTTCAAATGTGGCCGGGATCAGCCCGGCCAATTTCGTTATGTTAATGATACAATATCACAGCTTGACACGTTTGTCAAGCAGTTTAATGAATAATTTTACGATACAGAACCAATCGGGACGGTTAAGCTAACTAGTACTTCCAAATCCCTTTGTTAATTTTTTTAACACAGCCGCAAGCAGTAAGAGGATAATTCCTAGTAATGCTAACGGCCACTTCTTAATGAATAAGCCGACGATGGTCAGTAGAAGCCCGTATGAGACTAATCCTCTTAGTATCATGATGCTTCTGGCAGTTGCCCAAGCTCAGCAAGATTGTTGGTGTTAGCTTGTTGGCGAAGTAATGCTGCCTTGAGGAGTTCTTCTTCAAGAGTGTCTCCTGAGCCTTGTTCAAGGGTTAAGGATTCCCCGGCAAGACTCTTGACAAGAGTGCTAATGTTTCGCATCTTGGTCGGATCAACGAGGCCATAGTGGTTAAGAATTTCGAGGGCCGCTGAATAAGAAGTGGTCGCCAGGTCCGGTCGTGAGTGTTCAATCATAGCTACCAGAGTGTCAACTGCTTTAGCAAGGGCGTCCGAACGTGAACTTGGTGGGTTTGAGTTCACATGAAGCCACTTCACAAGGGTAGCTACCTTTCGTATATCGGTACGGAAAGTAGTTACGAAGGAAGCAGGTACTTGGGGGTTAGCATTACTTTCAGTGGACATTGTTAAGGCCTCCGACGCTAGTTCTTGGAATATTGAACTTGGTTAAGTTTTGATTAGCAAACATTCGGAAGGTTTCTTCCACACCAAAACCGAAGAAGCTTAAGAACATGGAAGTCATAATGGCCAGCACCTCGTCAGGTTCTGGATCTTTTTGAAACTTATGATAGTAGTGCTTTGTGATTCCTATCACCAAGAAGTCGATTACTTTAGTAGGAAGTGCCAGATCAATCATTGGTTCTTCCAGTTCCGAAGTCATGATCTTAAGGAAGGCATTAGGAGTAGTACTGCTCATTAACACCTTGCAGATGTTCTCGAAACATTCAATAGACTTGAGGTAGTCGACTTCAACAGAATCCAGTTCAGGTTCCTTAGTTTTGCTCATGATGATTACTCCTTTCGATTAAGCCTAATTGCTTGTTGGCATTGTTCATTAGTAACTTGAGCGAGAAGACTTCGTTCTGTTTCAATCAAGTCAATCTCTTGACCTAATTCGAAGAGTTCATCTTCACTCAGCCGGTTGTTCTCAAGATCATCAAGTTGACTCGGGCTAAGGCACAAGTCCCATCGTCCGGTGCGGCAAAGTAGTGACATTGTTGAGTTCCTCCGGTTGTTCTGGTTGGTCAAAGGTTAATATCTTGACTATTAAGTTGCCAAGACAGCAATCGCTCCGAAGCACCGTTAGTCGTTCATTGATAACTCGGTGAGCGTAGTAACCATTCGCGCACCTAGGTAAGATCTTCCAGTTGTTAAGTGTGGCCATAAGTCGTTAATTCCTCTTAATGGTTGGTTGGGCTACTACTCCCGTTGGCTCTGGCGAGCAATTACTACGCAAGGCCACCAGCCAACAAGTGTTACTTGCTAACGGCAGAACTGTTTGTTTCGTGCTGCAAAATTGTTCTTGATTCTTCGCCCTAATGAACTGCTCCGGTGAGCAAACATAGGTCATTAGGATTAGGACCAAGGCGGATTGCTTTGTTAAAATTTTTAACATAGTTGGTTCCTCGGTTGAATTAGCCAAGTTAGCTTAGCCAAGTTAGCTCGGTTGAATTAGCTTAACTTAAGCCGTTGTTCGCTCACGCTCAACTGTTAATCGTTGAAGGAGTTAATCAGTTGATCAAGGTCGTCTTGGCCGAGAGAGCTAAGTAACGCGGAGAGGTCATTGATAGTTGGTGTCGGCTTATTATGACCAGTGTGGTTGGTTTGAGATATGTTTTTCTTGTTAGATGCGAAGGTGCTTATGCGAGTGATCTTCCCAGCGGCTTCGAAATGAAGCTGTTGAAGTTCCAGATGGTCTTTACGCAAGACAGCGACCAGGGCCTTGAGTTGGCAAGTCAGGTGGTTGTAGTAATGGAGTTCAGACTGAGCCTCGATTAGTTGGGTTTTAACTTCTTGTTCTTGTGCGATGAGTTCCGTTAGTCCGTCAGCGTTAGGAAGATTGTGCTTGCTCATGTGGTGGCTCCTTTGTGTGGGTTGAGTTGCTTCTGGTTGAGTTTGCTTGGTTGAGTTAACTTACCCAAGTTAATTGTGCTAAACAACGGCAAACTATGCATTCGTAGATTTGCTGGTTAGGATTCGTGGTGCTGAATGGAATGAACTTGTTCTCGGCCCCGCATCGACAAGTCATGTCGGAGGTAGTTATTCGTTGGATAGGCAACCGGCGGAGTCGCTTGAAGCGTTCTTGGTCCGCAAGTGCTTTGCTTGTGCTTATTGTTGTTAAGGTCATAACATTAGTTCCTTTCTTTTGAGGATTACTATTTGGGCGACTGTAACTGCGACTGCGTGGACGGTGATCACATGGTGATGAGAAGGTTAAAGTTACTGACATCGCCACCGTTCATTCATTCATTCGTTCATTCGTTCGTTCGTTCGTGCATTTCTTATTATAGTGACATCATAACATAATTCGATGGGTTTGTCAAGCAGAATGAAGCGGACTTATGACGATACAGAACCAGCTTGGTTACAACAACCACATAACCACGCACCGCGAACCATGAACCAAAAACCGTTGTAGCCTGCCCCCGTTTTTCCATGGTGAATTTTTAATACATAGCCAGCATTATTAGGACTATTCCGTTGGCTTTGTTAATTTTATTAACATAGTTGTGTGGCTAGCGTTATGATTGGTTATGGTTATGGTTGGTTGTGGTTGGTTGTAGTTATTCAGGTTAACTAGCAGACGCGCCGAGTAAGCGAATTAAGCTAATTAACCAAGTAATTAACTTAATATGTTTTTTATTACTATCTTTTTTTTTTTTTTTTTTTTTTTTTTTTTTTTTTTTTTTTTTTTTTTAGTAGGTTAAATACTACAGAAAGATAAGAACAACGCGAAGAACAACGCATGTGAGAATGATTCGTTGCGCTAATAGTTGTTAGTCTAACAACGCTGGCTATGTATTATTTTTCCAATATTGGGAAAGGGGGGTGGGATACAACGGTTCATGGTGCGCGGATACAACAATCGAATTTTTTGTAATGATAACGGCGGGTTATGTGGTGTTGATTCATGGTGTTCGTTGTAGCCGTGTATTTGTGATATTTGAAGCCGTGAACCGCCCGAAAGATAGTAATTCTGGTTAGTTTAACGCTGGTTGCTATGTTAAAAAAATTAACACAGCAACCAGTAGTTAGTTGGTCAGGTTTACTATTAATGCGGGATGTTAATGGTCATGATGGCGGCCATGTACTTCACATAATGTAGCCGGTCACGCAAGCTCATTCGAAAGTAGAACGGTGATTCCATAAAGGCTGACATTAGTTCTTTTACTACTACTAATCGTGCGCGTGTCATGGTGGGAGTCCTCCGGTGATGGTGATGAAATGGCAAGATTGCCAGATAGTTGCTTGGTCAATTTGCGTCCTGATCATGTGGTGAAACATGGTAAGCGGAATAATCAAATAGCGGATTACTAATTACTTCTCAAGGCTAGCAATCATGGCGGCCCGAACTTCAGGGGGCAGTGCGGCAAGCATCTTCTTCGCTGCTTCCAACGTTTCAGCGGCCGTCGTGACCTTCTTCCCGGCGTTATTAACGTGAACCGTTACTTGGCCGTTAAGTTCGGTCAAGGATTCTTCGCTCAACAAGCGCAGTTGTCGCTGAAGTGCAATGATCCTATTGCTCATTGCCCATTCTTGTACATCTTCGGCGGTCACGTTACTCCAGTCAAGTGTTACCTTGATCTTTCTTTCCTCACTTTCCTTGTCGCTCTTGAAGGTGATTCCGTGTGTGGTAGTGGCTTTCAATTCAATGGTGATCTTGTCGGTCTGGTTCATGGTATGGCTCCTTATTAAGTTAGGTTAGCCTACCATGTTCCACCACATGAACAGGGGTTAGGAGTAAATGGTCAAAATTTATGGGTCTAATATAATTATTAGTATTTTTTAATTCCTTTTTTGATCTCCTCCTCATAAAGCGCTAATTCAAGATCATTTAAACATTGTTTCCACAAATTAGGATATATGGCACCAAAGGCTGACAGCGTTTCAATCATATCACCATCAAAAATAATTGACAATACCTTTAATGTTCTTTCCTGAACATGCTTTGAATGTATTGATTTTTTTATTCTCATATAGGCCCCCAATTATTAGACCCATAAATTTTGACCATTTACAATCCTATTAAATTGTCAAAGAACAAGCGATTGCATGGCGAAACATACAACCGAAAAATTAGGGAGCGGGATCATGTTATAACACATGAACAAACCAAACATGATGTTTGATTCACGAACATCATACCATATGTACCATTTCGTGCAATTGATCCCATATTATCGCGCAAAGGAGGATTAAACACGATGGGGGGTACGCAGTGTAATATGGGCGTGTGTGTCACCAACCTACTGCGAATAACTTCATTAAATGTCACCATATGTCACCATTAACCTGAGTAATCAAAGTGAAAACTATGTTAAAAAAATTAACACAGCGGGCGGAACATAGTGGAGTTAAACTTCTATGAACCGTCAGGTGAACAACGACACCAGTAGTCCGTTAGTAGTAATTCTAAAGTAACTAAAGGTAACTAAAAGTAACGCTTCGGTGGTCGCTAGCACTCCTCGTAGGCCGCCCATGAAGCAGAACACTTAATTCCACCACATTCTGACTTGACATTCGCCGGGAACTAGGCTATTATGATATTAAAGGTAGGAAAACTTTATGCCAAATAACCCGCCCATAGTTGATATAGGTAAGATCATGGAACAAGCTCAACCCATTAGTCAGTTAGCTAATCACTTAATGCCGCTTACGGTGCGTGGAGCTACTGACAAGCGGTTTGCTCCCACAAGTGAGAACAAGAAGTCCTGGCAAGTAACTGAGTGTTGGGAACTTCATCATGAGATCAAACGTCGCATCTTCATGGGGCAGAAGAATACCGTCATTGCGCAGTCCCTTGGTTGTGATAAGCAAACGGTCAGCCTCGTTCGTAACTCTGATGTAGTCAAAGCTGAGTTGCTTGAGATGCAAAAAGCAGCTAACGCTGGCGTAGTCAATGTTCATCAGCAAATCGCTGATAAGCAACTTGATGCGCTAAGAACACTTAGCGAACTGATGGATAACTCAACCTCTGATCAAGTCCGTGCTGGCATTGCTAAGGACTTGCTTGATCGTGGAGGTCATGCAGCAGTTAAGTCGGTTAATATTAACTCTACTAATCTTCACCTGACTGGTGAAGATATTAGTGGAATTAAGGAACGGGCTCTTCAAGCTAGCAAAGAAGCAGGGTTAATCACAGAAGCTGAATATCAAGTACTTGAGCCAGAAGTTAAACCTAATGACTCCATAATTAAGGAAAACCTTGATGATTGATCCCGTCATTGCTACTGAGGCTACAAGTATTGCTTTTCAACTTTCAGTTAATACTATTCTTCAAGGAGGAGTAGCCCTACTGATAGCTATGGTAGGCTTTTTCTTTTCAAGAATGTTTGATAGATTGTTCAAACGTCTTGATGATCTTGAAGCTAAGCATACTGGACTGTATGGACGAGTGAGTACCATAGAAGGGACTTGTGCTGCTCAACATCACAGACGGAATGGTGACTAATTATGTTCATTCTAGATCGGGATAACACTAAGTGCAATCAGTGCCTTGATTGTGAAGAGCCCCTGGAAGGGCTTAATAAGATTCTCCTTAATGGATCACTTTTCATTAGCGAGCCCAACGTCATTAAAAATTCTATTAAAATTAACGCGGCCATAGTGCAATGTAAACAGCAGGCACTTAGGTTGAGGGAATACTAACTATGCCAAGTTATGGTACCTCCAGCAAAAATCAACTTGCCTCATGTGATCCTAAGTTGCAGAACCTCTTCAACCTGCTGATCACAACCTTTGATCACTCCATCATTATAGGCCACAGAGGTAAGGAAGCCCAGGATAAGGCCATTGCCCAAGGAGCAAGTAAAACACCTTGGCCTAACTCGAAGCACAATCAGAAACCCTCGCTTGCTGTTGATGCCATGCCCTTTCCTATCAAGTGGCGGAACAAGGCTGATTTGCTTAAACAACTTAAGAGTCAAAGTCCTGAGGTTCTTGAGTTGCTTAACGATATCCTTGTCCTCTATCACTTTGCTGGAATGGTTAAAGGAGTTGGCCTTGCTCAAGGTACTGAAATTCGTTGGGGCGGTGACTGGGATGGTGACTTTGATTTCCGTGACCAGTCCTTTGATGATGTTCCTCATTATGAAGTAAAACAAAAATAACATTTGGAGGTAGTAAGATGAAACTCAACATTAATGTAAATCACGATAAAGTAACGACTGTTCTAGGTGCGATTGGTGCAGTTATCACTGCTACTGATCCGGTCATGGCTGGAGTTAGTACTGGTGTTCTTCATTCTGGTGATTGGATGAAGCTTGCTATGGCTGGAATGATGGCACTTTATGGTTATTCAACTAACAAACAGAAAGTAAACTAAGCAACCTGTGTTAAAAAATTTAACATATCATTGAGGTATTACTGTGATTATTCCTGATATTTATGATGATCTAGTTATTTACAAAGGGCTTGACTTTGATCAGCAAGTTAAGTTGCCTGTTGATTTAACTGACTGCGTAGCTAGTTGCCAGATTAGGGCTAAGCAATCATCAGGGAGTAACTTACTGGCTACGGTTGAAGTTACTATTTCAGAACCTGTTAATGGAATAGTTGATTTATTCCTTGATAGGTCGGTAACTATTAATTTGCCTAAGTACCTTGGTTATTATTCTTTGGTTGTAACAGCTTCTGGGATTGATTCAGCTTACTTGATTGGAAAGATAACCTTCAAAGATCAACCGACGGTGCTCGTATGACAGTCCAAATAGGGCCTAATAATCAAATAATAGTTACTCTGGCTCCTATTGGCCCGAGAGGTCGCTCATTTGTAAATCGAGGCCAGTGGGTTACTGCGACTGTTTATTCGTTCATGGATTTTTTCTATGATTCTGTGACTAATAAACTTTATCATACGCTTATTAGTCATACTTCAAGTACTGTTGAAGCTGACTTAGCTTCTGGTAAAATAGTAGAACTGCTTGACATTGCTCAAATTGAAGATATTCGTGATCAAGTTGGAGCAGATAAAGTCTTGGCTGAATCTGCCGCTGGAGTTGCTACGGCGCAGGCTGTTATTAGTGCTAATAAGGCGATTGATGCAAGTTCTTCCGCTAGCGCAGCTGATGTTTCTGCTCAAGCAAGTGAGGCTTCAAAAGTAATATCTTCAGCTCAAGCAGTTATAGCTACTGAAAAAGCTGCAGAAGTAGAACTTGATCGTGCTGAGGTTGCTGGGAATACTATCACAGTTAATAGTCAAACTGCTATTGCAGAGGCGAAAGCTAGTGAGGCAAGTGCTAGTGCTCAAACAGCTTTTGACAAAGCAGACTTAGCCTCAAGTAAAGCAACTGATGCTGCTAATTCAGCTATTGCAACCGCAGCTGATCGAGTACAGACGGCGGCTGATGTAGTTACTGTTGCTGCAGATAAAGGAACAACTATTTCTGCAAAGGATACTGCCATTTCTGCTAAGGATACTTCTGTTGAAGCAAAGAATCTTGCTGTTGCGGCTAAGGATGTTGCTGTTGCGATTGCAGTTGATCTTTCTGGAGTTAATGCTGCAGTATCAGCGACACTTACAGCGGCTCAAGTAACTGGAACCATCTTAGATAACATTGGACAGACTGCGGCAGTTGATCTTCAGCTTCCAGTTGCCGGTCCAGGTATGAATTTCATCATGATGGTTGGGGCAGCTACCAATTTTGCCTGGAGAGCTCGAGCTGCTGCCACGGATAAGTTCTATTTGAACGGAGTTGCTGGAGCTGATAATGGTTATGTTGGAATTTCAACACCCACAGTGGCTGCAAAATTAGCGGTAGTAAGTTTCAAAACGGCTACTGGAATTTGGGATTGGGACGCAACAGTGTGTAACGGTTCATGGGTGGCAAGCTAATGTTTTCTAAAGCACAGAACGCAACCATAGGGCGGGCTGACGGGAGTATGAGCATCATCCCCTTGGCTACTGATATTCTTATGCAAAAGGGTGTGGGTCAGCCTGCGCACACTCGTGCATCGGGGCAGTACATTGCCGACTTTGAAAATCGGTTGGTTAAAGCGTTGGACAACGGTGCGACGTTTCCTGGGATGAGAAGAGCTGAGAACCTGCTTTTAAACAGCACTGATCTTTCAGGCTGGACAAAACAAAACACAGCAACGATTGATACTATTGGAGATGGGTCATTCCGTTTTAATCTCGGCGGGACCGTAGATCAGGGAATTTATACAAATGTCCCCAACGGAGTGGTTTTTAATACAGGGCAAGCACCTCTTCTTTCAATTGAGTTGCGGTCGGAGAGTATATCTGGAACTGTCAAAATCCTGGATGCATCAGGTTCTATGCCTGCAAAAACCAAAATAGTGACTGTCTCTACTGCCTGGCAAAGATTCGCCATTCCTTACAATGGCAACATAACTAATGGCCCTTTAAACATCAGGATATGGATTTCTCTGTTAGCAGGGGGACTTACTTCAGTTCTAGCCAGGAATCCGCAGATTAAGAACGTCACAAATCAGACTAACACTAACCCATCTGAATACATCTCTACCGGAGCATCTACAGCAGCCTCATGGTTCTCGTATCTCAACCCCTACACTGTAGATGCAAACGGAGTTGTAACTGACTCAGGTGTAAGAACTCTGATCACACCCGCAGGCGCTGGCATTCTCCTCGAACCAGGCAGCACGAACAAATGCACATGCTACGGGGTGCCAAGGGCTAATGCTTACGGCTCTACCCTGAGTAGCGGGGCAGCCACTAAGGGGAAAGTCTACGAAATTGTTACCCGCACAAGCATCGATTGGAACACAGTTGGGACTCTGCTTTCTGGCTCTGCCAATACTGTTGGATCAATATATATTATCACTGGTACGTTGACTTTTACTGCAAGCGATACCGGCAAAGAAGCCATAGACTATGTTGGGACCAAGGCCTACCACGACGGGACGGTATTTCAGAACCCCATAACTGGCATGACGCTTTCCGGTTCGGACACGCTTGGCACTGAGATACTGACGAACCCCAACTTTGATAGTAACACTGTTGGGTGGACTGCTGCCGCATGTACCCTTGCTTCCGTTTCTGGGGGGCAATCAGGAAACTGCTTAGAGTTAACGGCCACTTCCACCAGTGCCCAGGCTGCTACGGTGTCACACACAACAGTGGTTGGCACTCGGTATAGGATGACCTGTTATGTGAAGTCCGGTACTTCTGGAAACGAACAGGCTTATCTAAAAGCCCTAAATGTAGCCTATTCCGTTATTGCACAGTCCGGGGTTGTAACATCGGCAACGTGGCAAGCACTTACTGTAGAATTTAACGCCACCGAGACAACAACACGATTTTATTTGTGGAAAGACACAGCAACCCTTGGCACCATGCTGTTCGACACAGCCAGTTTCAAGACCATCAGCTATCCCGCTGTCCTATCAATCGTCACAGACCAGACCGCAATTGATGCTGCGAAGCTGGCAGGGATCACGAATGGATATAAACTATATGACCTGATTACCGGAGCTGGCGGGGCCGGAAACGTGGACATTACCGGAGCAATGGCGGCAGTAATCACCTCAATGAGTTGTTACGCAAGGGTGATTTCTGGATCATGCGTAATTGGTGACAGTGCGGGGGCCAACACAGTAACCCCTTCCGGCTCTGCGTATGTCCTGTACAAAAAAGAGAATTTCACCGCTACAGCAGCAAGAACACTGCGAATTACGGCGTCGGCATCTTCGCATATCATTTTCGCTATCCCATGTGTAGAAGAACTTCCCTTCGCCACCAGCATCATGCCCACTCTCGGAGCCACAGCAACACGGGCAGTCCCTTCGTTTACATACCCACGTAGCGGAAACCTCCCCATCACAGGCACACGTCATGTGCAGTTGTCATGGAGGCCGTGGGGCTTGGCAACTGGCTCAACACAGTGTCTATGGTCGAGCAAGCAGGACGCAAGCAACTATGTTGGGGTGTTCGCCTCTGGCAATTCAAGCGTTTATCTAGAGAAAATGGTTGCGGGGGCAAGTGAAAAAGCAACCCTCACAATAACACCTGTTGTCGGGTCAGATTACCTCATTGATGCAATTATCAACGCAGATAACACCCTGCAACTCATGGTAAACGGAACGGCAGCGGGGACGAATACCAGCACCACCCTCGCCCCTGTCCTAGGATCAACATGCGAAGTGGGCGGTCTTGGCACTGCGAACCGGATGTTCGGGCAGATCAAAACACTCAAAGCATTTAACCTGTAGGAGCCAATAATGGTTGAGATGATAATTAAATTGGTGAAACAGAATGCCACTCTGGACGCAGAGGGGAACGTAACTGACTGGACTCCCGCCCTCATTGCCGTGGCTCAGGAGGTGCAGGCCCTCAATGCCTATTCTGGAACAGAAGTTTTTCCCTACCCTATCCCGTGCAATCCACTTGCTGAACGGGTTGAGGAACTACTTGGTGAGAACACTCTTCCCAGTGCTAATGGCCATGTACTGGTACAAATTCATGGTTATGACTCACTTGAATCTTACTTGTTTCCAGCAGTCCCGACAACCTTTACTTATACTTGGGGAAGTCCTGCTGGCGTAGGGCAGTTTATCTAACAATTAACAACTGTGTTAAATTTTTTAACATAGCATTGGTGACTATCTTGTTTGATAACTCGATTAAAGAAGCCTTAGCTAAATGTTACTTAAGTACTGAGGTCACAAATAAGACCTTAATGCCTGAGCGTTTCAGCCTTCCTTACTGTGCACTACATCGAGAAATCTTCCAA